TTGCATGGCCGTGGTCTGGAACTCATTGAGTCGGCCTGCGATGGCCAGGAAGGTGTATGATTTAAAATGGTTACGAGCAGTCTGCCCCGCAGCAATGTCTGCAGCAGTGATCTGGGAGTAGTCCTCGTCACGCAACCAACCTTTGACCAGAGCCTTGTTGGCAGTCTTGATCTTGACGCCTGCTTCGGCTGTGTCCCATTGATCTTCTTTGAAGTATCCCTCGTTGATACGCTGCGCAGCAGCAGCACAACCCCAGACTTGGTCAGCAGTGAATTTCATTGTCGCTCCTTAGGATGCTGTGTTGTAGACTTGGTACTTGCCTTCTGCATCGTAGTACCAAACACCGTTGATCAGATGGTAGCCACGCTTACGAAAAAGAGTTGCGTAATACTTTTCATAATTGAATGCCATTTGGTTCGCTCCTTGTTACTATGTGTCTATTATAGCACTATGTATCCATTCTGTCAACCTCTTTTGGAGAGTGCCGGTCAAAAGAAAAGGCTGTTGTATTTCTACAACAGCCCCAAAGAATCCTACCCCGGGAGCGAATCGGTATCAGTTTCGTTTGATTTAAACTCTATTAAAGAGTGATGCCCATTGCCTTGGCTTTGTAGCCTAGAGCAACGATTTCACGGCTTGGTTGGCCCATCACGTACTCAGTGATAGTAACACCATTGCCAGCGGTACGGATGTTTGAATAAACAGCATAACCGCCTTGCTTGATGCGGCTGACTTCTGCTGACAGGTTGCCTACACCCATTTTACGAGCTTGAGCTGCTGTAAGAGCTGCACCGTTGTACAGTGCTGTGAAGACTTTGAAAGTCTTGGTTTCTGGATTGAATCTCTTCATTTTTAAGTTTCCTTTGTTGTGGCTGTTTCCTAACAGCGTCTTATTATAATAACAGAACGCTGAGCTTAGGTCAACCTTAATCTTTCCGTTTCACTGTGACATTTGCTCGAAAGAACACACCCATGATCACCACGGCGCACCACGTCCAAAATGTGAACTGGATAGCCAGTACGGGGAACAGTGTATTCAGACTCCAAATTACCAGCCAGGGTCCAATGGCCAACAGGACTAGGATCAGTGCTATGGCCAGGGTGACTTTTACGATGCTATCAAACATTATTAATCTCCTCAATCTCTTGCTGGCGTTTCAGCTCAGACAATTCTTTGTCAATCAACTTCTCCATCTTCTTGGCACCCGTGTTGCTGGATCCCTTCTTGTACATCTGATGGTAGTGCTCTGCACAATAGCTCTTGCCTGCTAGGCTCTTCTGCCCGCACATCTTGTAGGGCCACTTGGTCTGCTCTGACCCTATGTATTGGCACTCATTCATATTAGGCCATGCCTTTCATAACAGTTACACGAGCCATGTTCTGCCAGTTAGCAGGGAAGCTCTTCTTCAAGTCTGCACACTTCAAAACAGTACGTAGGCTCAGCTCTCGCATGTGGCTACGGTTCTCAAGGATGAAGTTAACGATCTCGTCCTTGGCTATGTCCTCAAGCTCATAGCTATCCAACATGCCGTCTTTGACGATCTGCTTGATGCGCAGAACCTTCTCACGGTCTGTGTCCATGCGCAAGTCAATGAAGTGACAGCGTGACTCTAGTGCCGCCAAGTGCTCTTGAAGCTTCTTGCTACGCACGTTCTCAAACTTCAAGTTGGTGATAAAGATAGCACCACCCTTGAAATCAAACTTGTCTGGCACTCCTTCTGAACGCAACACACGGCTGTCAGTGTTCCAAGAAATGGTACGCTTCTTTGAAGTGTCCAGGGCCGCTTTGAGAATGTTAAGTGCAACATCGTCCAACAGGATTGAGTCACAGTCATCAAACACAATGATGTTCTTGGGATCGCTGAACTTGTATAGCTTGCTATACAAGCCAATGGCACTCATAGCACCCTTGACGATCTCATACTTGGGCTTGCGCTGACCCATGATATCAAACAAGTCATCGCGAGCAAGTACTTCTTCAACACCAAAGCTCTTGCCCACGCCTGGAGGGCCTGTGACAATCATTGCACGAACGTCACCAGTCTTAACTGCAGAAGTCATGTCTTTGAGGATCTCAAAGCGCAGTCTAGTACGCTCAATGATCTGCTCATCTGTTTCGTCTGCAACAGTACTGTCACACACCTTGTCCTGTGTGAAGTCTGTGACTGTGGCATCCATCTTGCCAGCCTTGGTGGGTTTGGCTAGAGCCTGCAACATGGTGACCCCTGCTGGCTGTCCTGCTGTCGCTTGGATGTCACTTTGGTTGCAGAACACCTTGCAGGTATCGCCACCACCCTTGATGTTGTAGCCTGAACGGGCCTTGATGTAGCCTTCCCAACCATTGCGGGCTTCTGTGACAAAGTCCCCAACCATATCCAGTTCAATGCCTGGAAAGATCTGATTGCTTTTGGCACCGTACTGGCCTTGTGCTAGTGTAATACGCATGGATTTCGCTCCTGTGTGTGTTGTTAACATGTATGTATTATATGCTCAATCAAGGGTTCTGTCAACCCCTATTTGAATAACACTTCCGCTATCTGGGTTTCTGTTGTTTCTGCAGTCAGTTGCTCAATGGTGTTGGCAGCAAGAGCTTCTGCTAGAGGCGTCAACCCATTCACAACCAAACCCTTGACCTCATAGACTGAGCCCGCGTACCATTCACCATCACGCATGATATAGTAGTACTCACCCCCGCAGTTGTCAACCTGCTCAAGGAACTCTTCAAAGGTGTGCGCAACCTGCCAGCTGACATCCGTTTCGCCACGGTCGCTGTAGAAGTTCATGCCCTCGAGGGTCTTCTGAACTCCACTGTTGTCTCCAAGTGCTACCAACTGGTTGGCTGTTGCTGAGTTGTAGTGGTCAAGCAGCAGCTTGCCCGTGTACTCTAGATAGCCATCATAGTGGCAATAAACGCTCTTGCACGTTGAGCCATGCATGACTCCTACTCTTGATCGTGTACCCATTATGCAATCTCCGTTTCGTATTCATAGAACTTGACTTCTGGATCGTACTTCTTAAGTTGCTTTGCGGCAGTCATTAACTCTTTGTAACGACGTTGTACCTCTGCACGGGGCAGCTCTCCATCGCATGTGAGGTTCTCTGGGCTTAGGGCTGAATCGATCATGTCTGCTACAGCCTGACGGTCCTTGGCTGAGTTGAGACTATACTGGGGACCCTTGAAGAATGAGTTCCAGTGATTCTTGTCTTTTAAAAACTTCTCTAAAGCTTTCATAGTTCGCTCCTATGTTTGTTAGTGTAAGTGTCAATTATAGCATCAATCTTCTAGGCTGTCAACCGGAGCCATCATACGTGCTCCGTCAGCCATGAACCGATCAAACACCCTAAGGGTATCTGCGTCGAACTCATGTCTGTTGACCTTCATGTAGAACAGGCCCACTAGTAGATCGCCGTTGCCATGCTGTCGTGCAGTTGTAACCAATTCGTCGTACATATCAATCTCCTCTACAGTCTGTGTTAAGTTCAGGGCGCAGTGTACGCCGTAGTTCTACTTCTCTCTTGTGCGCAACAGCTTTGCCACGCAGGGTCTCATGAACTAGTACTTGTATCTCGCTTTTGTCGTTTAAAGAGCGCAGGGCCTGGCAAAGCAGCCAGTCCTTGTTCTCTTTTTTAGCACGATAGAAGTGCTTGGCCGCACGAGCTAACACACTCTTGTTGATAGTTGTCTCTGTTTTGGCAGTGACTCCTATGTAGCTAGCACCGTTGACACGTAGCTCATATATGATATGAGTGCGGTCTACTCGCTTTTTACGGGTGGGCTTTTCTAAGTTCATGTTATAATTATAGCACCTTTCGTCCATTCTGTCAACCAAAAGGGACTAGACCCTAGAGGGCCTAGGGTTATTTGACGTGATCCTCTATGAGCTGCGACAACGCAGCAACAGCGTCTTGCGCTGAGTCGTCATCTAAGTCTGTGTGCTGCTGTAGTTGTGCAAGTGCAGCGTAGAACTTTTGCTGTAGTTCGGTCATACATGTCCTTTGTTAAAACACTATTATAGCACACTCGGGCATTTTGGACAACCAAAGACCCTGAAGCCTGGAGGGTTCCTGGGTTTCTCAGATATCTCGCGCTCTCTGCCCTAGATGGTGATCCACCTGAATGCTGCGTAGATGACCGCAGCGCAGCACAGCCACACTGCCCAACGCTGCACGGGCCATAGTTCGCGGTACCAACGTTTGAATCCATCAAAGGGATCCATGGGGTTCGGATGTTTGTACACTGTGATTCCCTCTGTAGCATCTGCTGCTAGGTTGCAATGCTGCTGTTACGTAATGGTCCGGCCACCAGGAATCGAACCTGGATCAG